AGGTAGGTGTGATAAATGTTATACGTAATAGGTTACATACTGGTTACTGGGGTCGTGATGTATGTTCTGTTGTTTATGCTAATAATCAGTTTGCTGTACGAGATGAGTCCCACCATCCAGTTAATGAGAAAGCGTATTTGGAAACTAAACTACTTGTTATTGATACTATTGTTCATAACAAATATACTAACCCAGTTGCAAATGCTTTATACTTCCATGATGACTCGATACCGCCAAAGAAAACATGGTTTGGTAAAAACAAAATAATTCATATAAAAAGGATGGTGTTCTACTAATGGCTAAAAAAGAACCTGTAGCATGGCTTTATGAAGAGTTTGATGTTAAGTCAGGTGACCTTAAAAAGTCTTATTTATGGTCGTTTCATCCTAACCAATTATCATATTTAAACGATTTAAAAAATACAACGCATCATATTAAGATAACACCATTAATACCTGGTGACCCTGTAGAGGAATATAAAGGATTGTCAAGATATGATAGCAAGAGATTAACGGAGGCTTATGGTGGACTCTAACCCACTTACACAAGAAGAAATTATTAAAGCTTATAAAGAAGCATTTGGATACGGAAGTCAAGTAATAACAATTGACAAGATATTTAGATTTGCTAGGCTTATAGAACAATTACATGGAATTAAAAATGGCTAGAGGTAAAGTATATTCGTTTAGTTATGATAAAAAACAAGCAGAAAAGATTATGCAATATGTTAATCATAATCCACAGGCGAATAGAAAACAAATAGCTAACGATTGTATTACTAACTTTTATAGGCTTAAATATTTAGAGCAAGAAGGTTTAATTACATTACCTAAACCTTTATCTTATGGAGAAAGAAATGGAATTAGCAGAAAAAATAATTGATTATTGTATATACGTTTTAATAATTGGTAGTATAATAGGCTTTTTTTATGGTACGTATCAAGTGATTGATTTACTTTTTATAAGGGGATAGTTATGGTAGATATGGTAAACAGACCACCGCATTATTTACAAGGCGGTATTGAGACAATAGATGTGATTGAAAGTCGTTTGACTAAGGAAGAGTTTATTGGATACCTAAAAGGTTGTAAGATGAAGTATGACTTACGATATCCTTTTAAAGGTGCTTTTGAACAAGACTTAGATAAATCAGAATGGTATAAGAATAAACTAATAGAAGTAATGCGTGATGAAGATGCTATTAATCCACCTGAAGTAGAAGCTATTTTAGAAAGGTTTGATGATGAATAATATATATTGGATATTTGGACTTGCTATGGTTTCATTAGCAATATTTGGAACAGAAAAGGCTTTTAGTCAAACAACGACTATATATGCACCAGATGGCTCTGTAACAGTATGCCAAGTTAATACTAACGGTACTGTAATATGTCTTTAAAATTAATAACTTATAAAATTATTAAAAATAATTAAAAAAATGCTTGACATGTAAATATCTATTATATAAGATTTACATATCGCTGATTTATCAATCCACTTGCAGGCGATCAAGAAATTTTGCTAAAGGAGAATAACATGACAACATGTCATTATGAAGTAACAGTATCACTTGGTCATTTAAAGGCACTTAAACTTTTTTCAGGTAAAAAAGACATTAGGTACTATTTAAATGGCATCTATGTTGAATTTAATAAATATAATACCATTTTTGTAGCAACAGATGGTCATAGATTATTAAGTGCAGCAGTCTATAACAAAGAAACTCAACATGGTAGAAATACCATTGGTGCAGTTATCCCAAACGAAACTATTGATTCTTTATTAAAGGTTAAATCTTCAGTTGATGCAGCACTTATATCTTTTGAAATTGAAGAAAATATAGTTAAAAAAATAAATATTGTTAATGATTCAATTAGATTGGAAACTTTACCTATTAATGGTAAATATCCTGACTTTAGAAGAGTATTTCCAGAGTCAATATCCAATGAACCTGGTCATTATGATTTTTCATACTTAAATGATTTTAATAAGGCAGCTCAATATATATCTGGTATTAAAAATGCAAAAGCAGTTTTAAGTCAAAATGGCGAAAAAGCTGCTTTGGTAAGCATTGATTATCAAGATTGTGTTGGAGTTATTTGTCCATTAAGAAATACTAGTACATTAATTACTGGAAAACCTAAATTTTTATTTAATGATGAAGAATCTATAAAGGAGGCTGCATAATGACTACAGATAACAAATATAATGGATGGTCTAATTATGAAACTTGGAGAATTAATTTAGAGATATTTGATAACTTTGATATATCTGATTATTCTAAAAACGTATTTGACCTTAGTGAGCAATTAGAAAGTTATGCAGATGAAATAGTATTTTGTGATTATCATAGAGATGGGTTAATAGCAGATTATGCTAGTGCATTTTTAAGAGAAGTTAATTACTATGAAATTGCAGAGCATTTAATTGCAGATTGGAAGTATGAGAACGAAGATGAAATAGAAGAAAGTGAGGTATAATATCAACACTTTTAATATAAGAGCATGGAGAAAACGGTTAGGTTATTCAGAACTAACCGTTCATCATCAGCTTGGTATAACTATAGAAGAGTATCAATCTTATGAAAATAGCAATAAAGTTCCAAAAAATATTTTATTAAGTTGTTTTGCTTTAGAGTTAGGTAATTTATTATTTATTAAATCTATAGCACAAAATGAAGATTTTAATCCTTTAGCACAAAGTTATATTCATGCTAAAGTTAATTTTCTTAATAGATTATTTTATGATCGTGTAGTGCCTTTTGATGTAAGTCTAACTAAAAACGAAAAAATTTATTTAGACAATACATCTTCATAACCAAGAATCCCCTGTGGTCTATCTGCAGGGGTTTCCCACCATTTATCTTTTGTTAAATACACTTTGTCAATTGCATTATCAGCACGACCATAAGTTACTTTAGCATTTGGTTTTACTTTATTAATCACATCTGCTAAATCTTTACCTTTAATTTGATTATTAATATCAAATATTAAAACTTCATTAGTATTTGGTCTATGTTGAACAGCAAAGTCACTACCTAATTTTTTATATAAATCAATTACAGATTCTTCACCTTTAGTTCCAGATGGTAAAGTAATTGTTGCAGCATTAGCACCTCTATAATCATTTTTTACATGAGGGATAAATCTAGAAACACCCATACCTGCCTGATTTAATTCAGAACCAGTTTTTGCAATATTACTTAACAAACCACTACTTTTTTCTAAAGAACCTATTTGTCTAGGTAAATTTTGAACAAATGCTTTATTAAATTCTTGTGTATTAGCATCACCAGTCCAAGCACCTTGACCTTCTGTATATTTTGGAGATAATCTATTACCAGCACTTTCAAATAATTTTCTTTGTGTAGCCATAGCTTCTGGATTATTTATTAATTCACCAGTATTTCTCATTCTATATGTATCTTGCATAAAATTTGGTGCTGTGACTTCAGTAGCAGTTACTGGAGAAATAAATGGTCTTTGTGATACTGTTCCTATTTTATTTACATAGGGTATAGCTTCATTACCTAATAATGATGCAGATGGTTTAATTCCTACTCCTAATGTGCTTAACCCTACAACATCTAATAATCTAGGATCAGTAAATAACGTATTAAATGGTTGTCCTGTAGCTTTAGATAATCCTGATAATTCTTTTACTTGAACTGGACTATAGCCTTGACTCATTTCTTTTAATAAAGATTGAGTTCCTGAAACACCTAAATCACCTGTTAAAGGTATTTGATTAATTTTATATTTTTTTGAAATATCAGAAATAGGTTTTAAAATATCAGAAAAAAATCCTAATCCTGCATCATATCCAGTTGGATAATAGTATTTTGGTTCTGTTGCCATTATATTTCCTTGATTAATTAATCGTCTCTAGGTGTTAATTCGCCATATAGAGATAGTTCTTCTCCGCTTATCTCTATAATAGAGTCATCATCTAGCTCTATAACAATAGTGCTATCACCATGTAATGCTTCGCATGATACGATAGTTCTACCTAGCATGTGATTACAAATAATCTCTACTTCTGAACGTTGCATGATTGTCCTATACAATATGACCATTCCAACGCCCATTTTGTTTTAACACCATAGGCATTAGTTTTGGTTGTCCGTTAATAATAATTCCACAACCTACAATGAAACGACTTTTAAAGTTTTTAGCATAATCAAACGCCATAGACTTTTGATGAATTAAGCTACCCACTTGCATTCCCCAAATAAGAGCATCTGGGTTACTGTAATATCCAATACTAAATTTAGTATGATAGTGACCTTGCACAGTATTCATACCATATTGTTGAGCTACTTTAAGAACGTCAGCAG